AATTGATATTGGTAATATTCCTCCAAATGAAGTTGATTCATTCATGGAACAGATTATCAATAAAATGAAAAAAATTCCACATATTGATCAACAAACAGGTCAATACAATTTAAAATTTAATTTAATGAACATGTTAGAAGATTATTATCTACCTGTTCGCGGCGGCAATTCGACTACATCAATTGATACATTACCAGGAATGACTTGGACTGGTACTGAAGACTTAGAATATATAAAAGATAAAATGATGGCTGCATTAAAAGTTCCTAAACCATTTTTAGGCTATGCAGAAGCGGTAGAAGGAAAAACTACATTAGCATCTATGGATATTCGTTTTGCAAGAACAATTGAACGTGTTCAGCGAATAGTAATGTCTGAATTAACTAAAATTGCAATTGTACATTTATATGCACAAGGTTATGAAGGAGAAGATTTAGTTGGGTTTGAATTAGAATTAACAGCTCCATCAATTATATATGATCAACAAAAAGTTGCTTTAATGACTGAAAAAATGACATTAGCAACGGCAATGAAAGATAGCAAATTAGTTTCAGATAAATACATATATGAGTTTATATTCAATATGTCAGAAGATGAATGGTTGCAACAAAGAAATGATGTTGTTGAAGATCTTAAACTTCGATTCCGACAAAACCAAATTGAACAAGAAGGTAATGATCCTGCAGTAACTGGCGTGTCATTTGGTACGCCTCATGATTTAGCTTCAATGCATATGAGCAGTGATGATGTTGAAGAAAAAGATTTAGGAGGAAGACCAAAAGAAGGAATTAAATTTGGGCAACACAAAAATGCATTCGGATGGGATCCGACAGGTAAAAAAGAACTTGATCAAGCATTTAACCCTGACAATCAAAAAACAACATTCTTTCCAGATAAACGTTTTGATAAAGCAGTTAGACCGGTAGCAACTGAAAGTCATAACATACTTCGTTATTTAAATAAATCAAAAGGGCCTAATATTATAACAGAAACTTTGAAAAATAAGAAGAAAGATTTAGATCAAGGCACTATGTTAGATGAAAAGAACATTTTATAAATTCAAACATATTTATTAAATAAAAAAGAACTGTATTGAATATGAAAAAATTAAAACATTCGAAATATAAAAATACCGGGATACTTTTCGAAATGTTAGTTAGAAAATTAACATCAGAAACATTATCATCAAATAAATCAACTACTATTGATATAATCAAAAAATATTTCGGAAAAAATACAGAATTAGCTAAAGAATTGTATTTATATAATTCATTATTAAAAGAACAATATCGAAGTGAAGCACAAGCACTAGATTATATTCGTAGTGTTAAAGCAACTCATGATAAATTAAATCAAAGTTTACTTAAAAGACAACGTTACAATCTCGTTAAAGAAATTTCCGAACGATTTAATTTTGATGATATTTCAAAAATACATATTAATAACTATAAAACATTAGCATCAATTTACATGATATTTGAATATCAAGAAACGGATAATCCAAAACAGCTAATGGAATGTAAACATGTAATACTGTCTAATGGAATTTTAGTTGAAAGAAAACAACAAGAAAAAGATTTAACATTAGAAAAATTTCAATCACAACCAAAAGATGTACGTTTGTTAACATACAAATTAATGATTGATAAATTCAATGAAAAATATTCAAATAACTTAGATGAATCGCAAAAACAACTTTTAAATAAATACATTACCAATGTTAATGATACTAATGCTTTAAAAGAATACATTCAAGTTATTATTCCAGAAATTAAAAAAGATTTAGCAAATCAAGCAAAATTAATAACTGATAAAGTTACGCAGATTAAAGTACAAAAACTTTCAGAAATGTTATGTACTGTAGAAAATATGAAAACAATCAAAGAATCACATATACTTTCTTTGTTACGTTATTTTGATCTAGTTCGAGAATTAAAAGGGATGCACTAATGAAATCTTTCTTAAAAGAAATGGAAGAAAAATTCATGGAATTGGAAGATTACTGTGATGCGTGTGATAGAGTAAAATCGCAATGCGTATGTGACGAATCTGAACTCGATGAAATATCTACCACCGGCGGCGTAGCTGGTTATAATACGCCAAATGCATTTAGTAAAACAGGTGCAGATGATGATACGGTTGAAGCATTAGGCATGAAACGTGTAAAAATTAAAGAATCTGTAAATACGCCTCCGACATTTAGATGGAAAGATACAGGTTATCAAAAACCAGAATCGCCAGAAGAAACATCTCAAGATAAGTTTCCATTCTCTAACGACACAGACAAATGGACAAATAAAGATCAAGAATATCCAGTTAAATTTACAAATCAGCCATATGGTACTGCAAATATTACAGATAAATCATCTAAAGTATATGAAATGATGGATCGTAAATATGAACAACTTATAGAATCATATAGACGATTTGCAACAGAAGATAAACATTTAAGCCCTGAAAAAAAAGTAAAAAATACAATCAAGGAGCTAGCTAAAAAATTACAAGAAATTGAAACATTAGTTAATTACAATACAAAATTAAAAACAGAATCCGGGGTGTCAGCTTCAACATATGGTTCTAGTACGCAAAATGCATTAACTAAAATTTCAGAAAAACTAATTAAAATATCAGAGCGAGTAAGAGCATTAGGGGAATAGATCATGTCAAAAAAATTATTAGTAGAATATGTACCATTCAAACCAATTGGCTCATTAACTGAGTCATCTGGCGATGCATATGGAATACCTGGTGGTTTTGTTGTACAAGGCGTTTTACAAAGAGCAGCAGCTAAAAATCAAAACGGCCGAGTATATCCAAAACAAATTCTACAAAGAGAATGCATACGATATCAAAAAGAATATATTGATCAACATAGAGCATTAGGTGAATTAGATCACCCAGAATCGTCTATTGTTAACTTAAATAATGTTTCGCACAATATTTTAAAAATTTGGTGGAATGGTGATGACCTAATGGGTGCAGTTCAAATCTTAGAAACACCATCAGGTAAAATTTTAAAAGAATTATTTAAAGCAGGTATTACATTGGGCATTTCTTCTCGTGGATTAGGATCAGTTAAAGAATTACGCAGTGAAGGAACGGTTGAAGTTCAAGAAGATTTTGAATTAATATGTTGGGACTTCGTGTCTAATCCATCTACTCATGGGGCTTTTATGCGTCCTATTAACATGCACGAATCTATAAATAAAAATATACCAAATAACAAATATAACAAAGTAAACGACATCATTACATCGATTTTATGTGAAGATGGAAAATGTAGGATAATATAATGAAAACGCCTAATTTGAAATTCATTCTAGAAACAATTTTAGAAGATCAGCCAAAACCAATGACTCGTGAAGAGAAACAACAATTTGTACAAGAAGTTGCAAATTTCTCTGCGTTAGGTGATTCTGTATACGGAAAAGGTAATTTAGAAGAAATTGTAGAACGAGTTAAAGCGATCGTAGAACGTGCGGAACGCATCATGACTGAAAGTGATGATTGGATGTCAAATGTTGCACACAAAAAGAACAATAAACGTATGCATGAAGATTACCGCGATTTTGAACAAGCAGCTCGAGAATTGAAAGAGGCACAAGATCGAATGTCATTAGCATATGAAAATATTGGACAACATTTAAATCGTTACTTTGATGTTAATTAATTTGGATAATATAAAAAGTATTATTATAATATAGGTAGAATGATGAGCAAATTTAAAAAATTATATAAACAATTTTTTGGATTAACAGAACAATCGACACCTGGTGCAGCACCATCAGGCATACCGAAGTTTACAAAAGATGATGTTCAAAATGCTAAAGATATGGCTACGGCGTTAAAAGATATGAATAATGCCATGAAAACAGAGTCTGATCTAGAAGAAGCTCAATTGATCAATCATATTACAGATTATAGAGGCGGGATTGAATATGTATTAAGAAATCCAGCTGAGGCAAAAGCAGTAGCACAAGAAATTAAAGAATGGTCTGAAAGAAAAGGATTTACTGTAGTTAAACATACAATATCGCCATCAGGTAAAATTGGATATTTTTATTTTAGATTAGGACAAGACCCAGGTTTAGAATCACAAAAGCTTCAAGGATATTTAGCACAGAAACCTGAATTAAAACATTTTAGATTTAACGTTAGACAACAAAAACCAAAAGCACCGCAACCAGAAATTTAAATTTAATATATGAGTAAAAAACAAAAACAACATCAAACTATAGTTCCAGGGAATTCTTTAGCAGTTAATGTAGTAGGTACACAAAGAGAAGATTTAGGATTTGCTCTTAAAGTATGGAAACGCAAAGTTAAAAATTCTGGAATTTTAGAACGAATTAAAGATCGAAAAGAATTTGAAAAGCCTAGTGTGAGAAAAAGAAAACAATTACAAGCAGCACAATTTATTCAAAGAATTAAAGATTTAAATTCTTTTTAAGAAAAATTAATTAAAGTTTAAGGCTCTAACAAAAAAAGTTAGAGCTTTTTTACTGTTTTTTAAAACATGCTCATATTTATTTGTAAATACGCTATTTCCTATATAGTGTCTAGTATTTAATATATTTCTATTAAGATTCTCAATAATCTTATTTCCAAAAAACAAATTTAAGGAGAAAACAATGGCAAAATCAGACTTGCTAAAAGAAGCAATCGCCGATGCAAAAGCTGTTAAAGAAACTGCTTTAGCAAACGCTAAAATTGCTTTACAAGAAGCCTTTGCTCCTCGTTTAGAAAGAATGTTAGCAACAAAACTAACAAATGAAATCGAGGGTGAAGAAGAAGAAATGCCAGCAGAAGAACCAATTGCCGCAGAACCAGAAATGGGTGACGAAATGGGTGCAGAAGCTGGAGCTGGAAATGATGTAGGTGATTTATCAATCGACGTAGACGGAGACGGCGAATTTGATGAGTTTGATATCTACTCACAAGACGGCGAAGAAGAAATGCCGGAAGAAGAACCAGTAATGGGCGATGAAGAAATGACCGACGAATATAACGAAGGTTATGAAGATGATTTAAATCTTGAGTCTATCATTCGTGAATTAGAAGGTGATTTAGAAGGCGAAATGGATCCAAATTTAGAAGACGGTATGGCCACAGAAGGCGATATGATGGGTATGGGCCATGAAGAAATGCCAGAAGAAGAAGATGATTTTACTTCAGAATCAATTGACGAAATTTTAGAAGCTATTCTACGCGAAGAAGAAGAAGAAATGTCAAAAGAAGAGCCTAAAAAATCTGATGTTGACGAAGAAAAAGAATCAATGAAGGAAGAATTGGAAGAAGCATATTCGACAGTTAAAAAACTTCAAGGTATTCTTTCTGAAGTAAATCTTTTAAATGCAAAACTTCTTTACACAAACAAATTATTCCGTAATTTTGAATTATCTGAACCTCAAAAAATGAAAGTAATTGAAAACTTTGATCGTGCAGGTAATACAAGAGAAGTAAAATTAGTATTTACAACATTAGCTGAGTCATTCAGCCGTCCGACAACTAAAAAACGTGTAGTTAAAGAATCTTATGCTAGCAAGCCAGCTGCATCAACAGCTCCAAGCAAAGAAACAACTCAAGTATTGTCAGAAGGATTTGAATTGGCAAATCGCTGGAAAAAATTAGCAGGATTGCTATAACATTTAAAAAAAAGGAAAACCGTGAGTATTTCAAATTTATTACAAACAAATGATTTCGTACAACGCAACCAAGCTAAAGCGTTGGCATCGAAATGGGAAAAGACCGGTCTATTAGAAGGTCTTCGTGGCGAAACTGAAAAAGCAGGTATGGCCCAATTGCTTGAAAACCAAGCACGTCAATTAGTAAAAGAAGCTTCTGCAACTGGTACATCAGCAGGTTCAGAAGAGTGGGCTGGTGTAGCTCTTCCATTGGTACGTCGTATTTTTGCAGAATTTGCTGCTAAAGAATTCGTTAGCGTTCAACCAATGAATTTGCCTTCAGGTCTTATTTTTTACTTAGATTTCAAATATGGTACAGCTGTACCTGGATTTGACAATGATAACAACAACCGCACAGGTGACCCATTTGGTAATCCTAATGCATTAGATTCATTATTTGGTGTTACTACAACTGGTTCAGATGCAGCAGGTGGTCTTTATGGTGCAGGTCGTTTTGGATATTCAATTCCATTTACAGCTTCTGCAGCATTAGGCGCAGGTTCAGCGAATACAGGTTCTGGTACTGGTGCAATAACTGACGCAGGTCTTGTTAATTATGATAGCGTTTATTT